ACTTTTTTTCTTGTATGTAAGTGCTCGCCATGGCCAATCACCAGGGAAATTGTCCGACTACTCCACGTAGATCGCTCCAGGCTTCTATGGAAGACTGTACGAAATTATTTAGAGATTCGAAGAAGTATTCTAAGGCCCAACGACTTCTGGTTTCTTCGCTCCAGATAATGAAAAAAATACTTCCCAAACTAAATGATGAGGAACGCAACATGATCGAAAAATACACCAAATCGGTTCGAGATGTTGGCAGAGCGGCGGTGAAAAACCACGCTCTAGTAAGATCTAAAGCGCAAGTCATTAAAGACTCTAAAGTTGACGCGCATCAACAGACGGATATTGGAAAGGCCATGAGAGTATCCAAAACTGGGGATCTCATGAACACGTTAGCCTTCGTGCGACATGCTTGTAATCGTACATCTGATGCGGTTTCCGCGCTTCTAGACAAAGCGCACGAAGCGAAGCACAGATATCCTTCTGTTGAAATTCGTCAAACGGCTCTGAAAATGCAAGAAACTATGCTTGAAGTACCACATCTCATTCAAACCGGTTATAAACGATATTGCGAAGAACTGAACCACAATCTCATTTGGAAAAAGAAGACACGCCAGACCAAACATGAACAGAGGAATCCAGATGCACCAAGCCTTGGGGGCGCGGTCGTCATTGCTAACAGCTGTAAAAAGCGACGTGGAGCAGGTCGGTCGTTCTTCGGGTCTCGAAGATGAAAGTAGTTTTCCCGGTTGCGGGAGCTGGTCTCGAAAGAGGGTAACGGACCTTTTCTTATGATTTGCTCTATGACAAGAATCCACCAGC